ATGACGATCACCGTCGATGATGTAAAGCTGCTGAAATCCCAGCGCCTCACCGATGAGGACGACGGCGGCGGCCGTGCCACCGGGCAGGCCGTGGTGGATCGCGAGATCAACAACCTGTTTCCCGATATCTCGCGCCTGGACCGGACCATCGGCCGGATCAACCTGCGCAAGGCCTTCGCCGGCATCAGCTCGAACAGCGCCGAGCCGTACCTGGGCGCTCATGCCATCGTCACGCGGGCGCCGGCCGATCCGCGTGTCTCGGTGCTGCTGTTCAACACCGGTAGCCAGACCGACGAGCGCCGCGACGCGCGCAACGCCATCGAGTCCTTCGTGGTGCCGGCCGTGTCCGCCTCGTTCGAACTGCTGGGCAACCAGTTGCAGGGCCAGCGCGCCATCGCTTGCGTGCAGCGCGAAGAACAGCGGCTACCCGAGATTGGCGAGGTCTATCAGTTGGTGTTCGAGTCGCGCTCGCAGTATGTCCGCATCACCGACGTCGAGGCGCGGCTCGAACAGTTCGCCCACGACTACGGCAACGGCAACTTCGTGAACTTCACCCGGCGCCGGCTGGACCTGTCGATCAGCGCGCCACTGGGCGCGACCTTCCCCGGCGGCCAGGTGACTCCAGGCGGTACCACCAGCCCGAAAAGCCAGGTGCTCAGCACCCAGGTCGCCGATGCCGCGCGGTACTACGGCATCAGCCCCCTGGCCGAGGCTGTCAGCCGCGGCGCCCTGAGCCTGCGGGTCAAGTCGGTCTATTCCCAGCTGGTGCCCAGCACCACCCGGGAGAACGCGCTGGTCGACCAACTGGCCGGCTACCAGCGGCGCCTGTTCGCCGCGGCCGGGCCGGCGCGGACGGTCAACCTGAATGTCGCGAACATAGGCAGCGGCAGGTCGCGGACGTTCCTCGGCACCGGCTGCGCGCCGGGTTCGCTGTCGCTGAGCGCCGGCGGCGGTGTGTTCGCCGACGACCGCAAGGGAGGCCTGCGCTACATCAGCGGTTCGAACTGGATTGCCAGCGGTACCGTCGACTACGAGAGCGGCGCAATCGAGATGGCGGCCTCCGGCAGCGGCTGGAGCGGGACAGCGAGCGCCACCTACCAGCCTGCCGCGGCGGCGACGGGCGAAGCGGTGACCGGGGAGATCCCTATCGAACTGGGCAACCGCGGCTTCGTCTACACCCTGTCGCTGTCCGAAGCGCCGCCCCAGCCGGGCACCCTGGTGGTCTCGTTCCTCGCCCTGGGCAAATGGCAGGAGATCCGCGACCAGGGCAACGGCGAATTGGCCGGGGAAGGCACCGGCACGGTGGACTTCGCGACCGGCTCGGTATCCATCACCCTGAGCGCGCTGCCGGACGTGGGGAGTTCGCTGATCTACGCCTACGTCGGGCAGAACGATGCGGCGCTGACCCAGCGCACCGGCACCAGCGTGCAGGCGCGCGCGCGGATCAACCGGACGTTGCCGCACCAGGGGCTGTTGCCCGGCTCCTACAAGGCGACGTTCAAGGTCGGCGGGGTAGAGCGCACCGTGCTCGATAGCGGCAACGGCTCGCTCAGCGGTACCGGTGGCAGCGGCCAGATCAACTATGCCGACGGCAAGGTCAGCATGGAATTGAGCGCTACCCCGGATGCCGGGAGTGGGATCGTGCATACCTACCAGCAGGGCAGCGTGACGGACAGCCCGCTGGCGGTGACCTCCGACAGCACCGGCATGTGCATCGGCACTCTCCCCGGGGCGCCGCTCAAGGCGGGCAGCGTGCGCCTATCGTGGATCACCAAGCGTCGCCAGGCGGCACCGACCCTCGGTGCTGACATGGGCACCGGGGCGCTGCCGATCTTCGAATCGGAGATCACCGTGGACAACTCGGTGACCGACGACGCCGCCGGTGGCTGGGCCGGGCGCGCCGGGACGATCAACTACGAGACCGGCGAATTCAGCCTGAAGGTGGCCGGCAACTACGTGTTCAAGGAGTACACCTACTACACCGACACGGTCGACAACTTCGGCATGAAGAAGCTGCGCCTGGTGGCCACCGATACCACGTTGCTGGAGGGGTTCGGCGGCACGCTGAGCGTGCGCGCGCAGAGCCGCGGCGTCGAGTACGGCGAGCAGACCGATTCGCAGACCGTCGCGCCGGTGACCCTGGACCTGTTGCCTGGTGTGGCCGAGCCGATCCTGCCGGGCTCGCTGGTGTTCACCTGGGCCGGCGAGGTCTACGTCGACCGCTCCGGTGTGCTCTACAAGAACATCAACAGCAGCACCAACGCCGGCATCGCCGTCGGCTCGGTGGACTACGCCGGCCGTACCGCGACGCTGAATACCTATGGCTCGGGGGCGGCGCCGACGGTCACGCTGCTGGCCTGCCTGACCACCAACGCCGGCTTCAGCGTCACCAGCATGACCTTCCGCACGCCGGGGGCGCCGCTGCGTTCTGCGAGCCTGCAGGTGACGGCGGTTCGCCTGGATACTGCGCAGATCGTGACCACCACGGCGGACGCGAACGGTAAGCTCAATGGCGCGGTGATCAAGGGTAGCGTCGATATCGTGACCGGCATCGTCCGGCTGCGCTTCACCAGCAATCTGGAGGACACCACTGGGGCCAGCGATATCCCGGTGATTCCGCTGCTGCTGCGCTACAACGCGGTCGTCTTCACCTCGCTGCCGCTGGACGCCACCCTGCTGGGCCTGGACCCGGTGCGACTGCCGGCGGACGGGCGGGTGCCAGTGTTCCGCGAGGGTGACGTGATGGTGGTTGCCCATACCGCCGAGACCACGGTGCCGAGTCCTCAAGCTGGCGGCGTGCTGCAGCTCGGCCGCGACCAGCAGGCCGAGATCAAGGTGGTGGACGCCAACGCGGTGGAACTGGCCTCGGCGGGCTACAGCGTCGACCTGGAACGCGGCCGGGTGACATGGGCCAACCCGCTGGTCCTGCAGGATGCCGAGGGCAACCCGCTGACCCTGCCGCTGGTGGTGCGTGACCGGGTTGAGCACATGACCCTCTGCACCGAGGTCCAAGTGAACGGCGAGCTGGGAATCTCCTCGCCGCTGCCCTGGGATCTGCCGGCGGGCGAAACGCTGGCGTCCAGTGCGCTGAGCTGGGGCGACCTGCAGGCGCGGCTGCACCACTGGTTCACCCAGCGGACCTGGGATATCGGCTCGCCGAACTGGACCGACGAGCCGAAGGGCGACGGGACCACCGCCAACTACAACAGCCTCGCCTATCCGCCGCTGATCGCCAACCGCGGTGCGATCGATGCGAAGTGGGCGCTGGTGTTCAACTCCTCGACCAGTTTCAGCGTGGTGGAGGAGAAGCTGGGGGTCATCGCCAACGGCACTACCACCACCGACACGGCGCCGATCAACCCGGAGACGAACACGCCGTACTTCACCATCCGCAAGGAAGGCTGGGGCAGTGGCTGGGCGGCCGGCAACGCGGTGCGCTTCAACACCGACTCGTGCCTGGGGCCGATGTGGATCGTGCGGACGGTACTCAGCGGCAAGGGCACCGTCGAGGACGATGAATTCCACCTGCAGATCAGAGGAGACGCGGACTGATGACCGCTCGACAGTACAGCTATCGGGACGCCGGCGCACCGCCGGCGCTCTTCCCGTCGGCGGTGACGCCGTTCCAGAAGCTCAAGAGCTACCTGCGCGCGGCGCTGGTCGATGGCTACGGCAACAAGCCACCGGCAGGGTGGACCGTGGTAAGCGAGTTCGACACTGCCATCACCCTGGCTCCGGCGTCCAACTGTGCACAGATCACGTTCTACCAGCACTTGCCAAGTAGTAGCGGTAGCAGCTACCGGGACTTCGTCGGGATCTTTGTACATGAGGGCATGCTGGATATCAGCACTCCGCTTCCAAAGGGGGTCAACACGCGATCACGTACGTGGTCGGCGGATACCAACCCCACCAGCAATGATGCCCATATCCTCTATCTGGGCTACATGTACTGGAACTACGCCACCTATTGGCAGATCTGCGCGGATGCCGAGACGTTTGTCTTTTGCATGCTGGCGGATAGGGGCTATGAGAATACGAGCGAGGACTACAGCCTCGGCCTCTATGTCGGGCAGTACGAGAGCTTTAGTGGCGCCTCTGGCGTCCAGGGATTCATCGCCGTCGGTGGCGCCCAGGGGTATCAGAGTTCAGCCAGCCGAAGTACCAACCGGTCCTTTGGGAGTGGGTTCAGTTCACTGCGTGACCAGCGCTCGGGGGAGATCATCCAGGGTGGCGGCGCCGCCCTGGGGGCGCTGATGGACCAGATGCAGTACCAGAGCATGTACTACGACAGGCCAGAGGGAGAGAATCCGCCCTATTGGCGTATGCAGCAGCCCTATGTGGCGAACGGCGCGAACTACGTCGGCCTCCTGAAGGGTGTGTGTTTCGACCCGATCCTGGGCCACTACCGGCATGGGCACCTGCTGGATCGGCTCGGCCTGCCCCTGGCCGCAACCTCGGTGGCGGAGGCGGTGCAGATGGATGGCAAGACCTATTACGTGGATATGGACCGTTGGGGGCTCTGGTTCCTGTCTGTCGATCCGGCGTGGTGGCCAGCATGAGCGGGCTGATGCTGCAGGTGGTGCCGCCGGTACAGGTCAGGCCCGGCACCTGGCTGCAGCGCTTCGGCATTGGGCCGAAGTCGCTGCGCCCGCCTGTGGAGGTCGCCTGGTCGGGGGCCAGGCAGGCGATCTACCAGACCCTCGCCGTGAAGGTCACCCGTGAAGGGGAGGAGACCTCGGCGCGCAAGATCGCCACGCTGTATCGTGGGGCGGTTGTCACCGCGACTGCGATGACGGCGTCTTTCCAGGTTTACGAGGGCGAGACGGTGCAGCGCTTCGAGGCATCGGGCCTGCGCGGACAGTTCGTGATCCAGGTCACCGACGAAGGCGACCCGCGCCTGGGGATCATTCGCTGGCCGGTCCTCGATGCCGATACGCGCCTGCTGTCCTATGACCTGACCGAAGGCTCGGGCGGTCGAGATCCGACCGACCCGGCGAAGGTGCGGGCGGTCGTCACGGTCGACGGCGGTGCGGCCTCGCGCCAGGTGGTGGTCATCGAGCGCAAGCTCGATGGCGAGTGGCGGGTGGCCGGCGTGGGGCAGACGGCCGAGTCCGGGCGCGCCGAGATCGCCCTGGAGGTGACGGCCGGCGGGACCACTTACGCGATGGGGCTGGATGACTGGGGCGCGGTGTTCGAGCCGCGTCTCGCCGTCAGCCTGGGCCAGCGCGTGCGTCCGACGATCTTCTCTGGCTGGCTCTACGAGGTGACCGAGGCCGGGGTACTGCCGGTGGCTGAGCCGGAGTGGTGGCCGATCGAGGGCGATAACCCCAGCCGCCAGGTCGGCACGGCCCGTCTGCAGGCGACGCGTTACTACCGCCCGCTCAGCCACGGGCCCTTTCCTGTCGAGGCTCTATGATCAATGCGAGTTTCGGCGCCCCCTGGCAGAGGGCGGCGCCGCTTTCCGTGCGCGCCGTCCCGCTGCGCTGGCAGCGCCTGGTGCTTGCCGATGCGCATAGCGCCGGGCTGTGGGGCTCCGGCCGACCACTGGCACGGCGTTGCGCCAGTGGCTGGTCCGGTGTACCGGTGCGTGATGCGGGCTGGGGGAGTGGCTGGGAGCACGCCGAGCAGCGCAACGCGGCAGCCCGCGGCGCTTGGGACAGCACCCGGGTGCTGGACGTGGAGAGAGAGCTAGGCTGGGATCGGACGCTGCGCCCGCGTGATCGACGCCTGTCGCTGATCTACAACCCGCGCCCGTCGCCCAAGGACGCCGGCCGTCCGCCCGGCTGGCGGCGCTCGGCCGAGTTCGACCGCTTCCGCGATGCGCTCTCGGAGAGGCGTGCCAGTCTCTACATCCCGACCGGCCTGCTCGACTTCAATTTCGGCCCGACCCGCTACACCCCGGCGAACACGCCCGACGTGTTCTTCGACTTCCGCTACGTGGCGCCGGTCCGTGGTATCCGGCCGGTGGACACCGGGGCGCGCAGCAGCTACGGCAGTCCTGCCCGCTTCGATGCGTTGCGGCGGATTCCCTGGGCATGGGGGCGGGCGACCGATCCGGTGCCGACGGGCATTGTCTACCCCGACTATCCGGGGCCGGTGGTACCGATAGATCCACCCACCGAGCCCGAGATACTGGAGACCTACATGATAGGAAACACGGTCACCCTGGTGGTGCTGCCGAGTCGCACGCCGCTGGATGCGACCAGCATTCGCATCGGCCTGGATATCGACTCGTTCGCCTGGTCGTTCTCGGCTGACCTGTTCGGTCGCACCTCGCTGGACCTGGCGGCGCCGGATGCCAACGGGCCGAAGACGGTAGAACTGGAGATCAACGGCTGGACCTGGCGGTTTCTGGTCGAGCGTTACAGCGGCAGCGGCAAGCATCCGAGTGAGCGCTACACCATCAGCGGCGCGAGCCGCACCCAACTGCTTGACGCGCCCTATGCGCCGAAGCGCAGCGCGGTGAACACGGCGCCGCTGAACGCACGGCAGGTTGTCGACGACCAGTTGCAGTACACCGGCTTTTCAGTGTCCTGGGACGTCGAGAACATGGGGCCGCCGGACTGGACGCTGCCGGCCGGCGCCTTCAGCTATCAGGATCAGACGCCGATGCAGGTCATCGTCAAGCTGGCCGAGGTCGCCGGCGGCATCGTCCGTCCGGGCCTGATGGACGACTCGGTGACGATCCTGCCGCGGTATCGTGAGGCGACCTGGTACTGGGACACCGCAATTCCCGACCGGATCATCCCGGCCGCCATCGTCGCCGAGTGGGGCAGCGAGTGGAGTCCCCAGCCGGCATGGAATTTCGTCTACGTCAGCGGTACCAGCTACGGCGTCAGCGTGCAGGTGCGGCGCGCCGGTACCGCCGGCGAGGAGTCGGCGCCTGATGTTATGGAGGACTGGATGACCGGCACCGAGGTGGCACGCTCGCGCGGGATCTGCGAGTTGTCGAAGGGCGGCAACCAGGCGATCGAGACGCGGCGTATCCCGCTGTTCCAGAAGGATGATGGGGTACCGGGCCTGGTGCAGCCGGGAATGCTGGTCGAGGTGAGGGACGAACAGGCGACCTGGCGCGGGCTCTGCCTGGCCACCGATATCTCGGCCGAGGGGGTAGGGGCTAGCCGCGTGTGGCAGACCCTGCGCATCGAGCGCCACTACCCGGGAGGCTCCTGATGGCGACGGTCAACCCCTGGCGTCGGTTCATCGGGCTCTTACCGGGCGGCGCGCGCACGGTGGGGGAGGTGATCGACGTCGACGAGGGCGCCGGCACCTGCCGCGTCCGCCTGCGAAACAACGTCGTGATCGCGGCCCGGGGCACGGCGGTGCCGGCCGGGCAGATGGCGTTCATCAGCGATGGCCTGGTGACCGGGCCGGCGCCGCAGCTCCCCCAGTTCGATATCGAGGTTTGACTGAGCCGATCCGACCAGCATGCCGTCCAGGCACTGCAGGCGGTCGGATCCGCGTTTCAAGGTGAGCGGATCGCGTGCGGAGATCCACCAGCCATCGCGCAAGAGCTGATCAACATGGGCGCGCAGCCCGGGGAACATCCGTTTATTCATCGTGGTTCGCCTCCTACCTGGCAAGCGAACGATAGCAAACCGGAACCCCTTCACGCCTACCGATAGCAGAGCATTAACGTTACTGGAGAGAACCGATGCTGATTACCGAGCAGCAGCTGCTGCAGATATTTCCGAACGCCGGCCCGCAAGCCGGCGTTTTTGTTGGTGCGCTGAACCGCGGGATGACTCGCTTCGGTATCACTTCGCCCGTGCGAGTCGCCGCGTTTCTCGCCCAGGTCGGCCACGAGAGCAGCCAGTTGACTCGGCTGGTGGAGAACCTCAACTACAGTGCCCGTGGCCTGGCTGCGACCTGGCCGAGCCGGTACCTCGGTGCCGACGGCAACCCGAACGCTCTGGCTCTGAACCTTGCGCGGCATCCGCAGGCTATCGCGAACAACACCTATGCCTCGCGCAACGGCAACGGAGACGAGGCGTCCGGCGACGGCTGGCGGTATCGCGGGCGCGGCCTGCTGCAGATCACCGGCCGGTCGAACTACCGCGCTGCCGGCGCCGGGCTGGGCCAGCCGCTGGAAGCGGAGCCGGAACTGCTTGAGCAACCGGAGTGGGCGGCGCTGTCCGCAGCCTGGTGGTGGGCCAGTCACGGCCTCAGCGAACTGGCCGACCGCGGCGAGTTCGCCGCCATCACTCGGCGCATCAACGGTGGTCTCAACGGCCAGGCGGAGCGCCTGGCGTTGTGGGAGCGCGCAAAGGCGGTGCTGTCGTGATCTCGTCCCGTGTTGTCTCGGTCGCGCTGGGCTGCCTGCTACTGGTCGGCCTCGGCGCCGCCGGCGGTGTCTGGCTCGGCGCGCGACACTACCGGCCACAGCTCGATGCCGCATTGGCAGATCTGGTCGCCTGCCGTGCCTCCCGGGGAGAGTTGGAGTCCGCAGTGGTGGAGCAGGGCAGGCAGGTCGCAGCGCTGCGACTGGCCGGCGAACAGCGGGCCAGGGAGGCAGCCCATGCGCTGGAGCAGGGACGACAGCAGGCCGCCGAGCAGTATGCAGCAGCCAATCGCCTGCTGAGTCAGCGAACCGCCGGCGAGGAGTGTGCGGCCGCCGAGGCGGTCGTTGATCAGGAGTTGGGTCTATGAAGGTGGTGCTGATGCTAGTGATGGCTGCGCTGGCGGGATGCGCCGGACGGCAGGAAGCCGAGCCGCGCACGGTGCGAGTGGAGGTTCCGGTTGCGGTGCCGTGTCGTGCACCGGAGATCGCAGAGCCGGTGTGGGCCACGGCGGGGCTGATGAAAGGCGACGACCTGCAAACGAAGGTGCGTGCGTTGCTAGCGGAGCGCCGCCAGAGGATCGGATACGAGGAGGAACTCAAGGTCGCCGTGGCGGCGTGCAAATAGAAGGAGCGACCGCAACGGTGCTGTCACATCGTCGCGGTCGCTGAACCTGCAGACTTACCCTGCAAGCCCAGCCCAGGCTCCTGCCTCGTGCACGAAGCGAGCGGAGCCTAACACCTGTTTATTCATACAGTAAAGGCTTGCAATATGACCAGTCCTGTTTTCCCCTGGATGGGCGGAAAGCGGCGCCTTGCCGACCGTCTGATCCCTCTCTTCCCGCCCCATGAGTGCTATGTCGAGGCCTTCGCCGGTGGTGCGGCGTTGTACTTTCTGCGTCCAGTTCCTGCTCAGACTGAGGTGCTGAACGACCTGAACGGCGATGTCGTGTGCCTCTATCGGGTGGTGAAGCATCACCTCGAGGAGTTCGTGCGCCAGTTCAAGTGGGCGATCTCGTCGCGTCAGGTATTCGAGTGGCAGAAGATGACACGACCAGAGACGTTGACCGACATTCAGAGGGCCGCTCGTTTCTTCTACCTGCAGCACCATGCTTTCGGCGGTAAGGTCAGCGGGCAAACGTTCGGCACCGCGACAACAGGCCCGGCCGTCAACCTCCTGCGCATCGAGGAAAACCTGTCAGCTGCATGGCAGCGGCTGGCGGGAACCTATGTTGAGAATCTGCCGTGGCTTGAGTGCGTTGAGCGCTACGATCGCCCGCACACCTTTCATTACATGGACCCGCCGTACTGGCAGACCGAGGGCTACGGCGTGGACTTCCCGTTCGATGAGTACGAGCGGATGGCCGACTTTATGCGCCGCTGCAAGGGGAAGGTGATGGTCAGCATCAATGACAATCCAGATATCCGCCGAGTGTTCGAAGGCTTCCATATGGAGCGCCTGGATATCCGCTACAGCAACACCAACCAGCGGCAAGGCTCGGCCGAGGTCACTGGCGAGCTGGTGATCATGAACTGGGAGCCTGCCGCCCTCGGTGGTTTGTTCATCGGGATGTAACCGGTCATGCCGGCCAACTGGCCGGCTTTTTTTGCGCGTACACTAGTCGTTTTCCATCGAGACCATGAAATGCTGGTGATTCGGCTGAAAAGCAAGTGGACCCTGAAGTTGGACCGCCAGATAGGTAGTTCTGGAAAGCACGGAATATGGGCGTTCCACTGTTCAGAAAGCACGTTTGCACCCGCCTCGAACGACCTCCGTCGGACTGCGGCCATCCTGCCGGCCGAGCCTAAAGATGGCCAATCTGTTGAGGTGTCAATCTGCGACACCGTGCAGAGTCAGGACGGCTGGATCGCCGTCGGTTCAGGCGTGGCCGCTTACGAAGCGGAGCGCTGATGCGCTATCAACTGCGGGCCCTGGTTTCGGACGTTCCCAACTGCTGGGTCGACCGCGTACCACCGGAATGACTCGCTCGGCTCACCCTGGTGGAGCACGATCTGCTCCGCGCGTTCCGGCGGCGTCGCAGGGTCAAGCCACTCGCGTGCCAGTTCGGGTGACAGCACAACAGGACGCCGATCGTGGATGTCGACCATGCCGCCCTCGGCGTCCGCGGTAATGATCACGAACCCATGGTGATCTGCCGGTTCGTCATCGAGGCCAGGAAACTGGCCGATGGCCGCGCACAAGACCGGCGAGCCGTCAGCGTGCTGGATGTGATACGGCTGTTTCCGCGGCCCGTCCTCGACCACCCACTCGAACCAGCCTGAAACGGGGCAGAGCGCACGATGGCGCCACGCGGCGCTGAAGAAGCGCCCATGCGCCACTTTCTCGACCCTGGCGTTGATCGGCGCCACGCGATCGCGCGCCCAGAATGGCCTCCATCCCCATCTGATCGGCTGGGCGACCAGGGCATCGCCTTCGAGCCGTAGCGTCGTCACCTCGGTGGACGGCGCGACGTTGTAGCGCTCGGGCTGCTCGCCGACAAGGTTGACCAGCGCGTTGGGCATCGATAGCGCATCGACGAACTCATGAAGCCCTGTGTACTGCGAAAGCCTGCCACACATCGCATCGCTCCGGCCGAAGTGGTGCGGTAAGGTTAGTTCAGGCCCACCGCCATGGCCGGAAGTCATCCGGGATCTGCTCGACGAGCAGCAGCGTGCCGCCGGCGTCTAGTTCGATCCGCAGGCCGCGCACAACGCCGGCGCACTCAAGCGCCTGGCCCAGGCGCAAGTATGTTATCCCGTCCAGGGGATCCCGGCCGAGGTAGCCCAGCCGCTGTCGTGCGGGTGCGGGCCCGTGGTAGATGCCCTCGTCGTCCACGCTCCCGACGACGACGCCGCCGTCGAGCACGTCGTAGCAGCAGTCCGAGCAGTAGTGCGTCTCGCGCGTGATGCCGTGCTCGATCGCCCAGCCGTACATCCCCAAGGCGTCGGTGACCATGTCGTGGCGGTCCTGCAGGCCCACGATTCCGCACTGGTATAGCTCGTTAGCCTCGGCCACAAGGTACAGGTACTGCTCATCCGCGGCGTACAGCCATGCGGCATGCTGCCGTATCGCGGCGAGCCATTGGGTTACGCGCTGGTGGTGGCAGATGCGGGGGTCGGAGTAGGACAT